AGGCATTCGAGTCCGACCCTGTGCGGGCCGTCGATGCGGTAGTCAAGGGTTTGGGCCGGGTCAAGGCCGAGGGCGGCAACGTCATGCAAACCATGGACGAGCTGGGCATCAAGGGCACCGAGGAAACAGGTGTGATCCTGCGTCTCGCTGGTGCTGGTGAGTTGCTGGCGGATTCGTTGAGGCTTGGTGATTCGGCGTGGCGGTCCAACAGTGCGCTTGCTGAGGAAGCGGCGAAGCGGTACGAGACGACCGAGTCCAAGGTCAAGATCGCCTGGAACAACATCCAGGACGCAGCCATTGCGGCGGGCGCGGTGTTGCTGCCCCTGATTGCTGGTGTGGCTGAGAGTGTGTCTGGTATCGCTCAGGCGTTCGGGAACTTGCCGGAGCCGGTCAAGGGTGCTGTGACGGTTCTTGGCGGTGTGGCTGGTGTTGCCGCGCTTGGGGCTGGTGCGTTCCTGACGCTGACGCCGAGGATCTTGGACGCGATGAATGCGTTCCAGACCCTGAACACCAGAGCCGATGGCACCAGCCGAAACCTCGGCAAGGTCGGCAAGGCCGCAGGCGCGGCGGGGGCTGGTCTCGTCGGCTTCCAGGTCGTAGTCTCGGCGCTGAACTCTATGCAAGGCGAGACGGCTACGGTGCAGGAGTTTACTTCTGCCCTAGTGGGGTTGGGTAAGCAGAGCGACAGTCTGGACAACATGTTCGGCAAGATCGGTCTGAAGGAGTTCAACGGCGACATCAAGAACTCCGGCGAGGCCCTCAAGAAGCTCGTCGTGCAGGACTTCAACAGCTCGGCTGGGTCGTTCGCCGATACGGTGCTGGGCTTTGATAACGGCATGGCTAAGCTTCGCAAGGGCTTCGAGAACACGGACAAGGCGCTCGCCAGCACGGCAAGCTCTGGGAACCTCAAGCTGGCATCGGATGGCTTCAAGGCTGTCGCTACCTCATCCATGGAGGTAGGCGTCTCCCTAGAGGATGTCGGCAAGAGGTTCCCGACCTACATTGACGCACTGCGGGAGACTGCTGCTCAGCAGGGGCACAACTACGACACCGCCACACTGCTGAAGTGGGCGATGGGCGAAGTTCCCCCGGAGATGGAGAAGACAGCCAAGAGCGCAGAGAACGCCGCAGCCGGTCTCGTTGAGATGACGGGTGCGGGTGGGGAGGCCTACACCGTCGCCGAGGACGTCGCCAAGGCGTTGGAAGAAATCGGGATCAACGCCGAAGGCACTGTGACTGACCTTGTGAAATTCACGGATGCGCTGGTAAACGCCGGTTTGTTGCAGTTGAGTGCCCGTGATGCGGCTCGGGGGTTCGAGGAAGCTATCGATGCCATGTCTGAGTCGCTGGCCAACAATGGCCGGACCTTGGACACCACAACCGAGAAGGGCCGCGCTAATGAGGCGGCTCTTGACGGTATCGCCGGGGCTGGGTATCGCTCCGCTCAGGCGATGGCAGCTAACGGGGCCAGTCAAGATGCGTTGGCGGGCAATTTGGACACCACCTTTAACAAGTTGGTGGCTGCGGCCCGCCAGTTCACGAACACGGACGCGGAAGCCCAAGCGCTGGCACGGGACATCATGAAGATCCCGCCTGGCGTGGATATCAAGACGTGGATGGCTGACGAAGCCAAGCGCATGGCTGAGGCAACCAAGGGCGCTGTGGATGCTATCCCGGCGAGGAAGGACATCTCGGTCGTCACCACGTACACGGAGGTTGATCTGCGGCGTGACGAGGCGCGGGAGAATGGGCCGCGTCAGCCCCGTGCCACTGGCGGACGGGTTCCTGGGTTTTCTGAGGGTGGCCGGTTGCCGGGGAACGGTCCCGGCACTGAGGTTACGGACGGGTTCCTCGGGGTCAGCGCCCTCGGGGCTCCACTCGTCCGCGTTGACGCTGCTGAGTGGATTATCAACCGGAACTCGTCTGACCGTTACAACCGTGAGTTGGCGGCGATCAACGCTGGCACGTTCCCGAAACTGCCAGGCTACGCGGACGGTGGACGGGCGGGGCGTGAATGGTCCGCGCAGCAACTCGGGTACGTTGCCCCACGTGCAACCGCTGAACCCTCTGGCACTGTCGTCAACGCCGACTTCACCCTCAATCAAGTGAACGACCCCGTTACCGCAGCACACGAAGTAACGCGCCGGCTGAACAGGCTGGGCACCTAGACACAAAAGAACCCCCGTCGGCTAACCACGCTGGCGGGGGTTCTTTGTGTTTTGGTGGGCTAGCCGCTACCAACCAAGCCCTTCATAGATCCGTTTGCAGTCCTCACAGATGATGTAGACGCCGCGGGTACGTTTTGCGACCGAGCCATTACCTTGGGCCCGGATAGGCCCTATAAAGCCACACAGAGCCAGGATGCTTTCGCCTGTGACGATGGCCCGCGTGATGTCTTCCTTGTAGTTGTAGTGGTTGATGACAGGCCTGTTGCCATCATTCGTGAGTCGCGTACACGGACGTACTGCTGTCGTGGTGCTCATCAGGTCAGGTCCATGGAAGCGGATCCAGCCGCGATCTGCTCAAAGGTTAGTTCTCTTCGGAAGGAGTGCCCTTTGGCTGGGTCGAAGGCCGCAGCCAACATGTAGGTCGAGAGTTCATCGACTCCCATCTTCTCGCGCCCCTCGGTCCCGTGAGTGTGAGATTGGAGAAGCCGCATCAGCGTCGTGCGCGACCATTCCGGGCGAATTGTCAGTACGAAGGCAGCCAGCCTAAATGCTTGATCGGACGTCATGCGGACAGATGTATTGGTTTCAGTTGCTGTGCTCATTGCGATTCCCCCCAGGAATGTTTGTTTTGATATGAGGCACGAGAACGGAGATTCCTCCAATATGGCCCCACCCATCGGGTGAGGTCTAGCGGACGACGCGGATATCTTCCGGGTGATGCTGCTCCCGGTGACCTTCAGGGTAAGTAACCCAAACCCCGCGGCTAGTGACCCGCCAAACCTTGCCAATCGGCCCGTTGGCGTTCCCGAACATGCCCACGAACTGGACACGTTTACCCGTGAACTTGGCCTTGAAATCTTGCACGGCAGGATTGCTCATTTAGTGCCCCCAGTCTCGGTCTAGACAGCGATTTATGCTGTGCCTTGACACTAAATGCGCTAGCGCTCTATGTCAATGCACAGTTAGTGCCCTATCGTTGGCCTATGAACGAACGCACAAGCGCAGCTATCTACTGCCGTATCTCCAAAGATCGCGAGGGCGCAGGCTTAGGTGTCCAGCGTCAAGAACAGGACTGCCGCGAAGTCGCTCACAAGCTCGGGTGGGAAGTCGCCCATGTCTTCGTCGATAACGACATCAGCGCCTATAGCGGCAAGAATCGCCCTCAATATCGCCAGATGCTGGAAGCAATGAAGGCCGGAGCTATCCAAGGCGTAATTGCTTGGCATACAGACAGGCTGCACCGTTCCCCCCGAGAGCTAGAGGAATACATTGATGTTTCCGAAACCCAGGGCATCACAACGCAAACCGTGAAGGCGGGCAAGATCGACCTCAGCACACCCTCTGGCCGTGCGGTGGCTCGCACCTTGGGTGCGTGGGCGCGGTACGAATCTGAGCACAAATCAGAGCGGATAACGCGGAAGAAGTTGCAGCTCGCGCAAAGTGGGGCATTCAGTGGCGGGCCTGTCCCTTATGGCTGGGAAATTATCGATGGAGTTCCCACCATTGTGGAAGCTGACGCTAAAGAAATCCGGCAGGCCGTAGAGGGTGCCATCGGTGGGGCTAGCATCGGCTCTATAGTGACCGACCTCAATATGCGCGGTGTCCCCACGAGGCGTGGACAGAAATGGACTTCGACTGCCGTCCGCAACTTGTTGCTACGGCCCACTAATGCCGGTTTGGCGGCCTACCGTGGCGAGGTCGTGGGCAAATCCACGTTCCCCGCCATCATCACCGAAGATCAATGGCGAACAGTCACGGCCATAATCAAGAATCCAACCCGTCGCACAACCACCGATTCACGAGTCAAACACCTTCTGGCCGGCCTGCTGCGCTGCGGTAAGTGTCGAGCGCCAATGAGAACGTCATCGCGTGCCGGGGGGACTTCTAGCGCAAAGTTCTACTACAAGTGCCCCACACGGGGCGAGGGGCACGCATTCCAAACAGCGGAGCCAGTAGAGGCCTTGATCGCGGATACGATAATTTCCCGGCTGGATCAGCCTGGCATCATTGCACGGCTGGCAGGGCCGCATGATCACGAACGCCAGCACCGTCTACAGGCCGAGGCCGTGACGCTCCGTGAACGGCTCGAGGAAGCGGCAAACAGCTACGCAGACGGGCTAATCACGGCTAAACAATTAGAAGCCATCACGGGGCGCGTACAGGGCAAGCTGGAAGCCTTGGACAGAGATATTGCCATTGCCGCCAGGTCGTCCATTGTTCCTATATCAGCAGCAGAAGACGTAAGGGCGTGGTGGGAGTCTTCCGGCATAGAGCGCCAGAGGGCAGTTATCGACGCTCTAATGGTTCCGATTGTTGACCCAATCGGAAAGAGCGCACCCCGAGTTTTCGACCACAACAGGATCCGTATTGAGTGGCGGAACGTCTAAGGGCTTCTTTGAACGACTTATGGGGCACACACACGCCCCAGACCTACGACGATATTCGAAGGTTATTTGGGGAGTTACTTATCCACAGGCCATCGTCCAATACATCGGGCGAAATCCGCAGAACTCCGCGGTGGTAACTACAACCATGTAGTCCGATTCTTTCGGGTCTGTGGATAAAGTCGGCTGCTTATACACCAACAATCCACAGCCTCGCAAGTTGAGGGGCTATTAATTGTGGCCTCAGCTTCCTAGAATGGAACAAGGCCAAGAAAAAACGAAGCCTCAACCCTGCCAGGTTGAGGCTTCCGTTACACGTAAGGCCAAACCAAAGTTGATTGCTCTCTGCTCAAAGAGGCTGTACCCCGAAGGGATTTAATATTGGCTCACGTTACCCCGGACGATTCCTGCTCGAATCGATCCGACGCTGTAGCAAACTTACCCGCCACCGCTGCCGCTAGTCAAGCGGACGCCCGCGCGGCCTACATTGCTCGCGTAGTAAGCGAAGCACCCCCGCTCTCAGACGCGACAATCGACCGCCTAGCGGTTCTGCTCCGTCCAAGAGCAATTACTGCAAATGCCACCCCCACCATCACGGTTGCTGATTACCAGTCATGGGAGATCCGCCGCGCATTGGCCGCAGAGGTCGCCGCATGACCGACAACACTCCCGACTATTTCCGCGCCGCCGCCTACGCGGACGAAAATCCCTCGAAGCTCAAAGGCTCCTTTACAGGCTCTTGGCTCCTGGAGCAGATCTTCCCCCTTCTCGTTTATGTAGTGGACGGCATAATCCCCGAAGGCCTCACGCTCTTGGTCGCTGCTCCGAAGATTGGTAAGTCATGGCTGGTTCTAGGTATTGCAATTGCCATTAGTACCGGGCGGCGCGTCCTTGGCTGTTTGCCAACAAAGTCGGCTCCGGTCTTGTATCTCGCATTAGAAGATGGACCGCGGCGCTTGCAGTCCCGATTGCGGACCTTGGGCGTAACCTCGCTCAGCGAAAACTTAACGTTCATGACCAGCGTCCCTAATAACGACATAGTGGGCACGATCCAGGAATTCATGGACCTCCACCCCGGCAAGAATCCTGTAGCCATCCTGGACACTCTTGGCAAGGCCAAGCCGCCAGCCATGACAGGCGAAACGCAATATGACCGGGACTATCGGGTAATCGGTCAGCTAAAGGCATTGGCTGACAACAATCCTGGATCCAGCGTCATCATCGTGCATCACACGCGGAAGATGGACGGCGCGGACTTCTTGGACGCAGTAAGCGGCACGCAGGGCATCGCTGGGGCGGCTGACACGATCCTGTTGCTCAAGCGCTCACGGCATGAAACACAGGCGCAACTGCAAGTGACCAGCCGTGACGCTGCTGAGGGCGAATACATTCTTGAGCAGGCCGGCACAGGGAATTGGATCCTTGCTGGAGGATCGCGCGCAGAAGCGGCTAAGGCCGCTGCTGAGTCCAGGAACACCGAAGGCGTAGACAGTCGCATGGCTGACGTTATCGGCTCCATCAATCGGGCAGGCAAGGAAATGACGCCAGCCCAGGTCTCCGCGGATCTCGGAAGCATCGACGGAAAGACGGCAGGCGTGTATCTAGCACGCGCAGCCGAGGCGAACAGGATCAGGAAGACCAGCAGGGGTAAATACGCCCCAATCAGCACTGTTGAAAGTGTTGAAATGTTGAATTCGGATCTGGGCGACTTTCAACAAGACAACACTTTCAACACAGCCTTTGACGAGGATGCAGCATGACCGAGAACTACACCACCGCCAACTGGCAGAAGCTCGCTGGAACCCGTCAGGGCATCATCAACAAGCTCGAGAAGAAGCTAGCCCGCACTGAGGCCGAGGTAGTCACCCTCAAGGCATCACTGAATGCCGCGAACGCCCGCTTGGCGCTCTATGACCACCGGGAGGCCGCATGACTGAGGCGGAGATGCTCCAGCACCTTGCAAACCTCCACACGGAGCTTGTAGGGCTTTGGGACGCGCTAGAGGGCGACCAGTGACCCGCTCCGCAGCGTCCTACGAGTCAGAAATCCGTTACTGGAAGCAAATGGCGCTACGGCTCCACCAAACCCTCCAAAGCCTGAACAACATCCCCGAAACACACACAGACCGCGGACTCCACAAAGACCCCACAGGCAACACGGCAGCACATCGAATCGACCGGAAACGAAAGAAAAGGAACTGACATGGCCCCGTACGACTACCCCAACGAACACGCCGTACAACAGTGGGATTTTGCCTCACAGATGGCCCTGTGGCGGGAGCGTGCCCTGCACCACGCGCAACGCGCCGAGTTCTTCAAACGCCTAGCCGAAGCTGAACGCAACGGGCAGACGATCACGCCATCGGGCAAGGATCCGGCACTGGTGAGCCAGCGTCACGACACCGAACGGCCATGATGAACGCCCGAGGGGAGAAGGTCACCGTCCCCACAGAAACCATCGTCGAGGCGATCCGCAGAGCCCACTGCACGGACGTCATCGGCGTCAAGGACAAGGCCACAAGCGAACCAGCCGGCGTTGCACTCTTCTCCGGGAAGCAACTCAAGATCGTCCTCACATCCTCCGAAATGGAAGCCGTCAGCGACCTGCTCACCGTCACCGAAATGGAAGCACTCTTCAATAACCCCGAAGGAACCAACTGATGTTCACCAGCCGGTCACCCTACTACGACCGCAACATCGAAGACGGTAAACGCCTCACCATCAGGCAGGCGCTAATCACCGACCCGGACGGCAACCACATCAATGCAGTCGCACTGTTCAACGGCCTTCACATGAAATTCTGCATCCCCGCCAATGACGCGATCCGCCTTGCTAACGACATAGCCGACGCAGTAGAAGCCCACGAGAACAGGACCGCAGCATGACCGAATGCAAATGCTCAGGCGTCAAACAGATCCTCATGTGTGGACTGGAACGCGCAGGCGGGCCCTGCCGCAGCACCAACGAGCCGCCAACCGGACAAACACTGGGCCTTGGTTCGGACGCCCTACTCAACAGCATCGCAGCCCAGCTCGGCGCAACCACAACCACTGAACTCTAAGGACACAAGCCAACATGTTTCACGAACTCCGCAACACCGCCCGCGTCTTCAACAACCTCGGCATCGAACTCCCAGCCGAATCACGCGACGCCCTCGCCCTCGCTGACGCCATCAACGCAGCCACACAAACCAACGCCGCAACCGACCTCAACCAGTCCATCATCGACGGCAACACAACAGCCGAGAACATCGGCCACAAGCTACAGGAAACAGCGCTGGCACTGGTCGTAGCCGAACGCATTCAGGAAGCCGCACACGCCACCCAGGACGCCGTATACCGGGCGTTCAACACTGGCATCCGCGATAACGCAGATACGCTCGTCAAAGCCCTGCGGAAACCCTTCGACGCAGCAGCGCACATCATCACCGAAGCAGGCCGACGATTCGCGCCGGACGCCAACGCCGGCACCGTCCTCGCCGCAGGCGTAGAAGCCGCAAAAGCGTGGGAACAACTCACCGAGGCACGCAACACCATGGCCCAGATACGCAACGCCCGAACCATCATCAGCGACGCCCAACGCGACAACACCCCCAACCACCTGCTCTACATCGCACCCACCACTGACCTCGGGCGCATATACCAAGCCGAAGCACTGTTCACGCGGGCAGGCGACGCCATGCACCAGCTCACACACGCAGGCTTCACACTCCGCCTCAACACCGCAGCCGAAGCCAAAGCAATGGTGGACAAAGCCAAGACCACAGCACAACGCGCAGCCGAACAAGCAGCCGCCGCAGCACGAGCCGCACGAGAAGCTGACCCGCACAGTGAGGTAGCTATCAGGCGAGCAATCGACAAAGCCAACGCCTAACCCAAAGACAGGTGACGCCCGTAACTGTCGCGGAACGGGCGTCACCACCTCATACAGGAACAACATGCCACGAGCCAAGAAGATATGCAGCAAGCCCGGTTGCCCAGCAATCACCAGCGCTTCACTCTGCACCACACACGCACGCGAGGCAGACAAGGCGCGTGGATCAAGGGAGCAGCGAGGCTACGGCCAAGCACACCGCAACCTACGCCAAGCCCTCGCACAACAGGTAGCAGCAGGCAAGGTCAAGTGCGCACGCTGCGGCGAGTACATACAACCCGGACAGCCCTGGCATCTAGACCACACAGACGACAGATCAGGCTACCTCGGTGCTAGCTGCGCACGCTGCAACCTCAGCGCCGCAGGCAAAGCAGCACACAGAAACGACTGACCACCCCGAAGGGGCACGGGGGCGTCCCGAGGCAACCTACATAACCACCGCCGGTGAGGGCGCTGGGGTGTTTGTAAAGCAGTTAGACCCAACTGAAAGGAGGCCGGCTATTGCCTGGTCCTAAGGCTAATCCGACTAAGCCGAATTCCCGGCATCGTAGTCCTGGTGCGCGTTCCGGGCTGATTGAATTGCCTGCTGAGGGCTGTGATTTGCCGGTTCCGCCGCTTCCGAAGTCGGGGAATTGGTCGGCTGAGGATAAGAAATTGTGGCGAAATATCTGGAAATCGCCGCAGGCGAATGAGTATGACGATTCTTTTGTGCCGGCTGTGGCGGCTTATGTGTGTCATGCGAGGGCTGTTTATGAGGGTTCGGCTAGTGCTTGGCAGGCTCAGGAGATGCGGCATCTTGGCGGGCAGCTTGGTCTTACGCCGGCTGGGATGCTGGCGCTTGGTTGGGTCATACGTCATGGCGCTTAGTAGGCGTTTGGCGCGGCGTGACGCTATTTCCCCTGTTATTCCGGTTTCCGAGGATCCGAACCGTGTTGTGCAGCGTTCGCTGGACACGCCACGCGGCAAAGTCCGTGCTTGGTTCAAGGGTGGCGAGTGCTACCGGGTTTCCATTGCTGGGCATATGTATGGCTGGGGTGAAGGCCCCGCGGTATGGGGTGCTGTTTTGGACGGCAGTTTCAGGCCAATTGATTTCGGCAACCACAACAAATAGCTGAATAGCAGTTTGTAAGCAGCCCGCTCATGGCGGGCTTTTTTGTACCCAAATGAAAGTAGGTTTGACATGGCTGATCGCCGGGTAAAGGTTGTTTTCAGTGCGGAGATTCAGGGTTTCAAGCGGGCGATGGAGGAAGCGGCCCAGTCTACGCAGAAGACGAAGAAGGCGTCTGAGGATTCGTCTAAGGCGGCGGACACCTATCTTGGGAAGCTGGTTGAGTCGGCTAATAAGAACCGTGACGCTTGGGAGCAGGCTGGCGGGGTTATGCTCGGCTTCGGCGCGGCCGCGGTTGGTGGTTTGGCGTTGGCGTCGAAGGCGGCTGTTGATTGGGAGTCGGCTTGGGCTGGTGTTACTAAGACTGTTGATGGTTCTCCTGAGCAGATGGCGGCGCTTGAGGGTGAGCTGCGGAACCTTGCGAAGACGCTTCCTTCGACGCATGAGGAAATCGCTGCGGTCGCTGAGGCTGCTGGTCAGCTTGGTGTGAAGCGTGAGGATGTCACCGGGTTCACCAAGACGATGATTGATCTTGGTGAGACGACTAACCTGACCGCTGACGAGGCCGCGACTTCCATTGCTCAGATCAGCAACGTGATGGGCACGATGGAGCGTGACGGGGCGAAGGGTGTTGAGCGTTTCGGTGCGACCCTCGTTGCCTTGGGTAACGCTGGTGCGTCCACTGAGGCTGAGATTCTGGAGATGGCTAAGCGGATCGCTGGTGCCGCGAAACTCGTTGGGGCTTCCGAGTCTGACGTGCTGGCACTGGCGAACGCCATGGCGTCGGTTGGCATTGAGGCGCAACTCGGCGGCGGCGTAATCAGCCGTGTGATGCAGCGCATGTACACGGACGTGAAGGACGGCGGTGACGGGCTCGCGAACCTGGCGAAGGTTGCCGGGGTTTCGTCCAAGGAGTTCGCGGAGGCATTCGAGTCCGACCCTGTGCGGGCCGTCGATGCGGTAGTCAAGGGTTTGGGCCGGGTCAAGGCCGAGGGCGGCAACGTCATGCAAACCATGGACGAGCTGGGCATCAAGGGCACCGAGGAAACCGGCGTTATCCTGCGGCTCGCTGGTGCAGGTGACCTGCTGGCGGACTCGTTGAAACTTGGTGATTCAGCGTGGAAATCCAATTCCGCCCTAGCGGAGGAAGCCGCGAAGCGGTACGAGACGACCGAATCCAAGGTCAAGATCGCCTGGAACAACATCAAAGACGCCGCAATCGACGCCGGGGCTGTGCTACTGCCGGTCATTCAAGGTGTGGCTGAGAGCGTTTCTGGTATCACCGGGGCATTTGCCTCTATTCCTGAGCCGGTCAAGGGTGCGTTGACTGTCTTGAGCGGGGTGGCTGGTGTTGCTGCGCTCGGCGCTGGTGCGTTCCTGTCTCTGACCCCGAAGATTCTGGATACAGTAAATGCTTTCAACACCTTAGCTCCGTCCGGGAGCAAGACGCGGGGCGCACTTAGCACGGCGGCTGGCGTGGCAGGCAAGGCCGCTACGGCATATGCCGCGCTCGCTACGGCTGCCGCTCTTGCGGCAGCAGCGACCGAGGGTAACCGGCGTAAGACATCTGTCGAGGACTTCAATAACGCGCTGCTGGGCACCGCTCAGAACAGCGCGGCGGCGGAGAAGGCCCTTGATGCGGCGTTCACTGGCGTCTTGAAGACCGATTTAATCACGGGCGGAACGACGAACGTCAACACCTTCGCTGACGCCTTGGACCGCATCTATCACGCTTCCCCCCAAGATAGTCTCACGGATTTCACCGCTACCTTCTTTGGGCAGAATGCATCATCCGGCATCAACGCCGCCAAGGACGCCATCGGCAACTACGATAAAGCGCTTGCGGCGATGGCGACTTCGGGGAACTTCAAGGACTCTGCGGCTGGGTTCCAGTTGGCGGCGGAGAAAGCCAGGGAAAACGGCGACTCGATTGAGGATCTAGTTGAACTGTTCCCGGCCTACAAGGACGCGATACTAGAAAATAAGACCGCGAATGGTGAGACGCAGGTTTCCCAAGAAGCCCTAATCGAGGCGATGCTCAAGGGCGGCGAGGCGTCCGATAAAGCGGCGGGATCCTTGGAGGGTTTGGGGGGTGCTGCTTCTGAGGCGGCACCGCTAACCGAGGAAGTTGTAAACGCTCTGGAGGAAGTCGGCCTCGCGGCTGACGGGTCCGTGAGCGACATTGATAGGTGGACACAGGCCCTTTTCAATGCTGGCCTTTTGTCGCTTTCAGCTTCGGATGCGTCTATCGCTTATCAGGCTGCTATCGACAACGTAACCGAGTCGATCAAGACAAACGGCACAACCTTGGACATCAACACGGAGCAGGGTCGGGCTAACCAGTCGGCTTTCAACGGGTTGGCGCAGTCTGCTATGGCGGCTATGACCGCGACTGCTGCGGAGACGTTAGCTACTCAGGGTAGCAGCGCCGCTCAGGAGCAGTTGCAAAAGAACCTTCGCGCCAGTTACGACGATTTGGTTCGCGCTGCGGGCCAGTTTGGTATCACTGGTGGCGAGGCGGACGCTATGGCGCGTAAGGCGTTGGGTATCCCCAACGAGGTTCCGATTGACTCGTGGGTGAATGACAAGTCCAGCACAGTACTGGACGGCATCAAGGGCAAGGCTGACGCCCTCCCCACGAGGAAAGACATCAGCGTAGTCACCACATACACAGAGGTTGATCTGCGGCGTGACGAGGCGCGGGAGAATGGGCCGCGTCAGCCCCGTGCCACTGGCGGACGGGTTCCTGGGTTTTCTGAGGGTGGCCGGTTGCCGG